CTTTATGTCCCTTTTTCTCACATATAGCAATATCACCCGGACTTAATGTTACACCAGTCATATTGGTATATCCACGTTCTTTCATAATGTCTAAAAAGTAACCAGGACCACAGCCCAAGTCTAAGATATGTGCATCTTTTTTTAGATTTAACGGGTCAATATAAGATTCAATTACTCGTTCTGTTAGTTGTTGGTGAAAGCCACTTTCACCTTCTTCATAGAGGTGAGCAGTATATAACCACTCATTGTAGAATTTTAATTTAATTAAGTCTAGTGTGTTGTTGATATCAATCATAGGTTTCCTGAATAAGATAAAATTACTTATTCAAAAAACAGCTAGTTGAATTATTTTCCGAAGCCTTTAAAGCCAACGATTGGGCTTATTTTGTGTACACCATCTAATTCCAAACTACGCAAATCACCCTTATTGACATCTTTTATTTTGGATCCAATTGCTTTGGCAGCTTGTTTCAACATATCTTGTTCTAGTTTACTATATGGTTGAGCAGAATTATCTTTTCCAATCCAACTTTCTGAATCCATCGATATAGGTGTTCCAGTACCATCAGCACATGCAACTGCCATCATCATTCGATTTAACTCATACGTGCGGTCGTATCCGTCTGGATCACGGAACAAGTTAACACCAACAGTTGATTGTTTTTGGCGCTTACTCATTGTAGCCTGCTTGGCTTCTTTTACGAATTCTTTAGCTCTCATATCAATTATTTATCTTGCAGACCACGTTGTGCGTAATAGTGCTGTTTGCTAAAGGTGATACATTGAATTTCAATTGACCAAAAGATGTTGTTACACTATAATTAGTTAATACGTTTCCTACAAAAATAGTGCTGTGTATAATGTATTTTACGTTTGCGTTGTTGTTCTGCTTGGTTGCTTCTACTACTGCAAATTGACTGTTTTGCGTACTTGATTGAACAGACGTTATCTCAAATCTAGCAGTCCTTAATTGAGACATTGGAATCTCATATATCATTTGGTCGGGAACATCACTTTCTGTGATTGCTATAAATGCGCTATTATCAACTATAACAGTGGTTCCAAAAGACAATACATTTGATGCATTTATATTCACCGCAGATAGATTAGCACTATAACTAATAGTGTCTACTGCGCTAGATAATGTTACATTTCCTATTGTTAATGAAGTACCTACATAGATGTTCTGTATTGGACTCTCTGTGCTTCCAATATCTACGTTTGCTGTAGGGATTAAATTAGTTCCTAATGTTACATTTGAATTAGCATAAGTTAACGCACTTGATCCTGAAATTCCATTAGATGTTACATTACCTATAATTTCATTAGTTTTAAATTGAAATGCCCCGACTGGACCTTCAGGGTCAACTAATGTCTGTAGATTAGCAAAATTATTGTTGATTTTACTAAATGCAACACGTAACGGATCGCCTGTTCCGTCGTTGGGTAGTTCACCTATAAGAATGTTTGCGTAATTAGCCATGTGATATGTTCCGTAATACTGTATTTATCATAAATACTACATACTCCCAAGGAACATAAATGGACTCAAAATACGTAAAAGCATACGAATCTATGCTAAATCAATTAACTGAAGCAGGCCCTAACGTAGTAAGCCAGAGTCCAAGTATGGGCGGTGCGTCTACAACTGCGTATGATGATGGATCTTCCGCATCAAATTATGATGCAGGTCCATTATCAGTTCAACAAAAAAAGGATTCTACTGGTAATTTACAATCTAATAGAGTCAGATATAATACTGGTATTGACAGTGTTCAAGTTAAAGACTATGCCTCTGGTGTTAAAAAACTAACTGTACACGGTCCTGGCGAAGAAGCATATGTTGGACCTGAGGCGAGCGCCCAGCGTTTGGGTGTTGATCCTGCAAAAGTTAACAATTTTGTAAGTCAACCAGAACCTGACCAACCACAAACAATGGAAGAAGAAGCCGCACTAGAAGAAATTCGCAGACTTGCTTTTGGTAAACAAGAGATAGATGAAGTAGGACCTCAAGGATATGCAGGAGATGACCAAGCTTTTGCAAAATACGCAGATAACCGAGCCAAAGGTGACATGTTAGCTAGAGATGCGGCAGATAACGGTGGTGTTGGGGTAAAAAGTTTTGTTAGTCCACAAGCAAAAGCAGTTACACAAGATTTAACTACTGGTTTAGCTGGAGCAAATCCAGAATTAGAAAAACGTTATGCAATGAACAAACTCACTGCACCTGCTCCCCGTGACCTTAGTGGTGAGTTAGAAGAATCTGAGTTAGATGCTATGCGTAGGATAATGAATCACCGTCGTTAACCAAAAGATAAATATATGCATATTTAGGAGACAAATATGCGTATATTATTAGCTTTGATGCTAGCTCTAGTATCAACTACCGTTTTTTCTTGGGAGCAAAGACCTCCCCTACCCGTACAAAGTTGTCAAGTTCACAGCCCCTATGGATTTGCACAAACTGCACGTACAGCACAGCCAATTTGCCGTGAAGCATATCTTGTAGCATATGATGCTCCTGTAAAGATTCCAATCTATGTAGCATATACATTATTACCTAAGAATGCAATAGGTTGCTGGCCACGTACTAATGCATTTGTCGCTGATAAAAGTATCGTAGGTGGTGCAGTTCCCGATGACTATGCAGGTACAGGATACGACAAAGGTCACGCAGTTCCCGATGGTGACTTAAGTTGGAGTGAAATCGTGGAGTACGAAAGTTTTTTAATGACAAACATGTACCCCCAGCACGGCAGTTTAAACCGTGGAATCTGGAAATTATTAGAAACAAGTGTCAGGGGATGGGCTGTGCAGTTGAACCAGCCTCTTACAGTATACGTTGGAGCTATGTATGGCGCTGGTGATTTAACTATTGGTAAAGGTGTTATTGTACCGCATGCTTATTACAAGATTGTAATCAATCAATCTACAGGACAAGTTGCAGGATGGGTGTTCCCGCATACTAAACCTTACGTTAACTTGGGTAATGATTTGACTAAGTTCCGTGTGTCAGTTGCTGATATACAGAAACGAGCAGGAGTTCAATATGCTTTCCCAAAGAACGCTACAGAAGTGCAGCCGGGGAAAGAATGGCCAGTTGATTATGGCGCACTAACCAACGCCAAACGTGCGAAATGCAAAAATAACGCTGATTAATTACTTACCAGCTTTATCAAAAATCTCTTTTTGAATCTTATACCACTCTACGAATGCATCGTGCTTAACAGCACATTCATAGTAAGTGGTATAATTTATTGTAACCGTCTTACTTAGGTCTGACAACTTTGCTTCGTTTCCTAATTTTTCTAATTGAGGGCATTTTACTAACAACCTTTCTGGAACTTCCGGGAATTTAGCAGTTACCGGTACTGCTGTTGCACAACCAACTAAGGTTGTCAATAATAGAATGTTTAATAATCTCATTTTACCGCCTCTGCCGCATCGTTGTGTGCTTTGATAAACTCTTGAGGGATTTCACAAATTCCACCCTTAGCAAACTTCTCATCATACTTGATAACTTCACGGTCAACATATCTTACAATATCTTGCCCCCTAGTTTTTACAATCTGGGTTTTTGTAATTACTTTGGTAACAATTTTTGTATTCTCTTTGACACTCTGAACTTCTGCTTGTGCTAACTTAGCTTCAACTTCTTTGACTTTAGCTTCCCAGACTTTATAGTCGGCTAGTCCACCTTCTAGGTATAATCCAAAAGATAATAACAATAAACTAATGACACGAATAGGAATGATATATGTTTTGATTACTGGAATCATACCTAGAACAAATCCTACTACTGTTCCAAGTATGCCCGCAATTGTTATTGCATGAAAGACCCATTCAGGTAAAATTGATAATATAAACATACTCTTATTTATTAAAATATGAGGATGACTTTAACCAATCATAGTATATTTTGAAGCCTTCTGCTACATCGACTTTGGGGTCAAATCCAAAGTCACGTCTGGCCGCATCAATATTCAATGCTCCCCTGCTTGGGAAGTCGGGGTCTTTTTCACCTACTAATAGATTTCCACCGCCTGCTAATTCTAATGCCATACGTGCGGCTTCTAATAATGTCACGCTATGACTTTTAGTGATATTGTATGTTTTGTTCTCTGTATTATCAGACAACGAGGCAGCTACGATACCATCTGCGGCATCATCTACATACGTAAAGTCTAGTGTTTCTGTTTCCCCGTTAACTTTGATAGTGTCACCGCGCATTGCGGTAAGTAAAAATTTACTTATTACTCTATCTTCCACATCCAGAGGTCCATAAACAGCACTAGGGCGAATGATAGTATGCACAAGGTTAGTTCTACGACTATAATCTCTAACAAGCCATTCTCCTGCTAATTTCATAATGCCATATTGTCCTTGAGGTTTACAGATGGCATCTTCTGTAACATCATCTTTGAAGTCTCCGTATACCATTGAACTACTTATGTAAATAAACTTTCTTACTTCGTATTTATCGCTGGCTTCCAATAAATTGAGTAGTCCCTCTGACATAGTACGACTACCTAACGCCGGGTTTGCATTGACAACTTTTTGTCTAGGAAAGCTAGCCATGTGAATTACAATCTCAGGTTCTTCAATCTGAAATATAGCTTCAACATCACCCTTATCTGAAATATCTTTTTTATAAACTACACATTTATATTCATCTATCTTTTTCAAACGATGATACATTAGATAGTCAATTTCTTCTTGAGGAATGACTCCGTAGCTAGTCTTAGTATCAATGACCGATACAATGTGACCTTGATCCTGCAGTCGCTTAACTACATTGTGACCAATCAATCCTAATCCACCTGTTATTAAAATGTTCATAACGTAAACAATCCTTTTATATACAACCCAACCATAATAATATTCAATATCCACATGCTAGGTTGTTTCCACATAAAGCCCAACCACATCCATAAGAATGCAGTTATGATACCTATGTACTTGTTCAATGGTATAATGTCGTGGCTAGTAAGATACACTGTTGCAAGTGCAAATACTGTAGCTGACCATTTAACGACAAATTCTAATTTATTCAAAACGCAACCTATAATACATTAATTGTTCTGACGTAAGATAAGCACGAATTTCATATCTCCATCCATATTCATGGGGTATTCTATGCCAGCTTGCTGTAGGCTCACTATTATTCATAACCCAATTACCTGAATCAGTTTTTTCCCAATCCCAAAGATGTTGTGCCGCAAATAAATCAGGATCTTCAACATCACCCATTCTAAATTCATGCACTAGATAAGTGTATATCTTGGTATCAGTATCTTCATACAGAATCATACTGCCATTAACGCCTTGATTGGACCGTGACTTTGATAGTTCTCTAAATAAATGTCATTCATTGTCATTTCAAAGATGTTATTCTTTACTGAGTTTAACATTAATGTTGGTAATGGATATGGTTCACGACTTAATTGCTCTTTAACTTGTTCAACGTGATTTGTATAGATATGTGTATCACCCGTGCTGATAATCAATTCACCCACCTTCAAGTTGCAATGATGTGCAATTAAATGGGTAAGCAATGCATAGCTAGCAATGTTAAAAGGTAAACCAAGAAACACGTCCACACTGCGCTGGTACATATGACAAGATAGTTCTTTGTTTTTGTTGACATAGAATTGACTCATAACGTGACACGGTGGCAATGCCATTCGGTCTAGGTCACTTACGTTCCAAGCATTTAGGATATGTCTACGACCATTAGGGTCTTTAACTAAACCCTCAACTAGGTTTTTCAACTGGTCTATTTCTTTAGATACAACATGTTCTTTACCTGTTTCGGTACGTTCCCATTCTTTATCATCAGTTCTCCAATGACGCCATTGTACTCCGTATACACGTCCCAAGTCACCCTCAAACTTTGCCTTTTCTTTCCAATAAGATGCAAGTGCATTTGGTGTCCAGATTGTTACGGTGCCTTCTTTGCTGCCATGCGTAATCTCCGCG